TTGGTTGGTGCACCCGCCCCGACGGCGGTGACTGCGGTGGTGATCGGGATGCCACCAGCAAAGCCAGTGTTGAGCCAAGGGACAATCCAACAAGCACGGAGGCAATCACCGGGGTAGGCATATTCGTAGCTCCAAGGCGGGGCTGGTTGGCCCTTGACCCAAGTTTGAGTTATCTGAGAAGTGTTCTCTGGGGTCCCGGGGGTGGAGGTGATGTAGTTAAGGTTGTTGAAGTTAAAAGCACAATCCCAAGGAGCCATTCGAAGGAGTTCGTCTCGAAGGGAGTAGATGACGAGGGAGGTCTGGATCGCCTCGTTCGAGGTCTGGTTAGTGAACTCGCTGGCGGACATGTTGGTGCGAGTGCCCGCCAGCTGTAGGGCTCGATTACCGATATCGACGAGGGCGACCATTTACTTCTGCGTGCCGCAGTTGCCGTGGTTGGTGCCGTGGAGGCCGGGGCCTTGTTCCATCTGGCCCTTAGGGCCCTTCGGCGGGTCGTAAGGAAGCGGCTTGCATTCCACCTGCCCGCTCCCGCTCATGCGAGAGGCTTGGGGCTTGGGAGTATCTGGCCCGAAGCCGGAGAGGATATCTCTTGCCATTTAATCCACCCTGTTGGTATCGTATTCATCAGCTGGGATCGCACGACGAACGATCTTAGGCTCCTCACTCCCAGCCGACTCTGCCTCATCAGGCTCGTTCTTTGTCTCATTAGCCTTCTTGGCTCGAGCCTCAGCAAGGGCTACGTCTTGCTTCGCGCGATCTTCACGATCCTTCGCTACTTGCACGCCAGGAGGGAGCGGAGGCTGTTGCGGTTTGTTGGTAAGCTCAGCCTTTTTGGCTTCGTCCTCAGCGATCTTCTTTGCCTTTACAGCTTCATCGAGTTTCTTTGCTGCGGCGGCCTTTGCTTGCTCAGCAAGGTATTTATCATGTTCGACCTTCGCGTCGCGGTTGTGTTCGAGAAGCTCTTTCATTGCCAAGCCACCCAGGGCGCCTAGCTGGGCAGGGTGCCCTGCGGCCTCTTTGACGATATGCAGTAGTGCGGCTACACGGTTAATATCCATTGGCATTAGTCATGTCTCCTTTGTGATCCGCCGTGGTGGATAGTTCGTCCTTCATCGTGAGGGGCGGAGAACCCACGACCTTTGTTGAGTGCCTTGGCTCCTCCAGGGAGGGTACCAGGGACATCAGTGGCCTTGTTGCCAAGGGCGAGACCGATTTGCGAAACCCCTTTCACGCTCATCGCGTGAGGAATGGGTTCGACTTTCTTCGCGTTGCTCATGCTTGCTCCTTCGGGGGTGAAAGTTGCCGGGTATGATCCCAGCGGTTGGTTGGGTCCTTTGCCATCTCACGACGGATTTTTTCAAACTCGCCTCCGTCGGTATGTAAGATGTTTAGGAGTTGGCGAAGGCGATCGTCGCAGCGCTCAGCCTCGCGCTTTACATACTCTGGAGCCTGATGGCCACGACTTTCGTACATGTAGGTGATATCGCTGACGTCATGCATGTAGTCCATGAACCGGCGCATGTACTCCGGGATTTCTTTCTCTGCCTCGCGTTGGAAGTGAACAGCGCCGGTGAGAAGGACACGAATGGACTTTAGCTCCTGTGCGATGCGGAGGAGAATGCCCTTATCGGAAAGGTCGTTGAGATCAACCTCGGGCTTCTCATTGGGCATGGACTTGAGCCTTCGCGGTAAGTTGTAGCGCGGTACAGGTCCCACTCAGCCCCCAAGCGGTGAAGTCCCCTGCGGAGATTTGGGTCGATGACAGGCCAGAGGCGTTGAAGTAGATGCGGCCGCTGGCGGCGAGGGTGATCGCACCGATCTGTGTTGGCGAAGCGCAGGTGACTGAGGTCCCACATTCGTAGTAGGTAATCGTCGGGGCGCCTGAGCAGGTGTATTGGAGAGTATCGGTTGCGAGGTTGTCAACGGTGGAGGAAACGTTCCAGGCAGTGTAGCCGGCCTTGGCGGTGAGGACGGAGTTGATCGGGCCGGTGGAATAGGCGTCGATGGTTTCGGCCCTGGTGGCGATGCCATTGTTATTGTACATGCCGATGCTAAGGGGCGTCCAACCTGGGTTGCCAGAACCATCCTCAAAAAAGAACTTCTGTACGCCACCAGTGTTACCAGCGATGGTTTGCCACCAAGAAGCTGAGCCTGCGAGATAGTAGACAATATCACCGTTACGCGTTGCGGTGGGCATTATACTATTAAGAAATGCACCTGATCCTTGCACATCCCCAGCCAAATCTTGATAACCGTTAAGGAAAGTGCATCCCCCTGAGCCTGGAAGAACAGTAGTGCACTTAGCATTGCTTGCGGTCAATAGAAGCCCAAGCCCCTGAAAGGTACCTTGTGGGCCAGTGCTTCCAGCAACGCCAGCGCCAGTGACGGACCAGTTGGATAGGTTTACCAGCGCACCGCTAGCGCCACCAGAACTGATCCAGCCGCCACCAGCCCACGAGACTGCGCTTGGTATATTAGTGGGGCCGCCAGCAAAGTAGTTGGCTGAGCCACTCGTAATTAAATGGTAACTAGAAAGAAAGTTTCCAACAATCGTTTCACCAGTGGCGCCTAAGTTGACAAAGCCACCATCGGCGATGCTTATATGCCCACCACGCGTCCCCCAAGTTCCCCAATACACGTTGTTGTAATCAGCAATCGCTGCTTGCCCTGCGTTTTGGATGCCAATAGAGCCATTGCCTCCAGTGAACTCAAGACAGCTAATGGAAGTTAGGCCTAAGTCCTTAATCTCAATCCCATTATCACTAGCTGGAACCGCGAGTACGACGTTAGTTGGGGTGGCACAATCACCTATGATAGCAGTTAGAATAGTGGCACTACCTCCACTATCACCAAAGATACCACACATTTCATTATTGCTATCAACGGCGGTGTAGGTGCCATCAGCAAGGTTAATAGTCAATGAACCCGAAATAGATTGAAGAAATGTTCCCAGCGCAGTGCGCATTGCACAAGCACCATGCAAGGTACAGGGAGTGCTAGAGTTGGTACAGGTGTTATTAGTATCTGAGCCGGTTGGGCTAGCATATAGTTGAGTGCCTTGAGGAAGAAGGTAGAAGCCATTGACTAGATTGGTAGGAGAGGAAAACATCGGAACGTAGTTGGCAGTTCCGTTTGCCGTAGCAGCCCCGGAGGAGGAAAAGAACCCTGGGACGTTTGGTGAACCAGTTAAGTTCCCGCAGAGGGTATTGGCCGGGGCGACGCCGGTGCACTGAGCAAAGGCCGTTGATGGAGCCAACAATAGTGTAAGCGCGAGGAGCCATTTCTTCATTGTGCATTACTCCATCCCGCTGCGACGTTGCTTGGTTGGAGGATGAAGCCTCCATAGTTGGAGGTGATCTTGACAAAGGCTAAACCCATAATCGTCTCAGCGTTTGACTTAGGTTGGATGGTGATGTTATGTGCTGCGGCGTTACCACCAATGTCAACAATGGTGACGTTAGCTTTGACGAAGGAGCCGGGAATGGTAACGCCATTAGCCACGTCAAGAGCAGATGGCATAATAACCGTCACCGCCCCAGCAACGTTGACTTGGACGAGGTTGGTACTGAGGTCGAGGGTGTAGGTTCCAGCAGCGGTGATTAATAGCACATTCCGCTCAGGAGTTGAAACCCACCCAATTGAGGGGCCAAGATAGGTCCTAACCCATCGACGACCCGTACCGCCCTGATCGAGGTCCGTCTGCGAAGGCATTACGCGGCCCGCCGCTCGCCCTTGGTCGATTGCTTCGCCAAGAGGGTGATGATTTCGCTATTCTGTTTCATCATCGCGGTCATTGTGCCGAGGAGTTCGCCGATGCCTTCGATCTGCGGGGCCTTATGGACCTCGTCCTTGAGGGTATTCATCTGCCCCATCAGGGTGTCGATGACTTGATTAGAGAAGGCCGCTCGCTGAGAGTCGTCGTCGGTTCCAGGGGTGGGGTTCCAGATACCCTTCGAGCATTCAGCGGTGATGGCCTTGGCCTCGTCATCGAGCGGGAGCATACCAGGGGTGGGTTTGCCTTCAAAGACTACGTCGCGTTGGTTGACGCCAGGGGCGTCGGTGACGACGATGATGTAATCTTCGATATCCCGAGAGGGGAAGGTCGGGTCCGGCTGGCCGTGCTTGGTGAGGTCGTCAATCGACTTTGGGTCGAGTTGGAGAGGGACGGAGAAGACTTCCCGCTTCGGTCGCCCGGTTCGACGGTCGATGGAGTTGTATTCCCAAGCGGTGCCGGGGACTTTGAGGTAGTGGGCTTCGGTGAGTTTCCATCTAGCCATAGTTTGCTCTCCTATTGAACTATCCAGTTTGAACCGTTACAAGTAACACCAATTGTTATCGCACCATTTCCAATTACTGTTGCGATCGCAACAGGACTTAGCGCGTCTGAAACGATGTACATTTGCCCCTTAGCGGCCGCGTTGCAGGTAGGAAGCTGGCTTCCTCCAGAACCGATTGTTGCCGCAGGCCGAGGCATACGAGCGGAAGCTAAGGCACCGGAAGCTATGTTAGCTGCATTTGTCGTATCGGTCGTCGCACTGGGAGCGAAGCTTACACTGTTAGTCTTTGTACAGGTAACTGTACCACTAGAGGTTGCTGTACAGTCGCCGCCAACTGAACCAAACACAGCAGCTATAGTAGAGCCGAAACTGTTGATACCATCGGCAACAGCGGCTCCAACCGAGAGGCCAATAAGAAGACCGATAATGCTACTGCGTATCGACATAGAGCGTATCCGAGGTTGATGTACAGGTTGCTTGGATCACATCGCTTGGAATAAAAGGCCAATAGCGAGTGTAGCTTGCTCCGGCTATTAGTAGAATTGAAGTCCCTTTAGCCGCAATCCCACTCCCAATATAAAGCCAACAGCTATCAGTCGCGTTATTATTCGCTATTGTTAGTGAGTGTCGTGCGGTCGAGTTAATCGCCGGATTTGTTACTACAGGTAGTACTGTCTGGAAAGTATTGCCAGTAGCGATAACTACAGAAGCATTTGTAGTTGGTGCATTGAATGGCGGCTGAAATGGTTGAGCGAGGATGGAACTTGGACTTAAAGCAAGTAGGAATAGTAGTACTTTCCACATTCTAATCTTTATCATTGTTTAACCTCCTAACTCCTATATCTTCGGATTAAACGCCGCCTCGACATCGCTCTGCGTCTTGACGGTACGCCCGATGTTGGCGAGGACGGATTGCTCG